GTCCGCATCGCACTGTTCACGAAGACCAACTACCTGGGGCTGCGTAACCAGCTCACCCGAGCCCTAATTGATGCAGGGCTGACGGTGACCGCCCGCCGCTATATCGGATACGAGGCGGATACCGGTTTTCACCACTATTCCATCGATGTTTCGAGTTTTAGAGCCTGTCCTTAAGAGTTTGCAATGATCAGGAAAGCCAAAAATCCGATGAACAAGATCTCCAGGACTAACCCGATGACGTTAATGACTTTTTCGCTCTTTTCAGGCCAGAATCTGGCTAGCAGAGCAAAAACTACTAAGCCAGTAGCGGCTCCAGCAGTGTTCATTATGACATCGGTGATATCGCTGATCCCAATAGCGAAAACGTACTGAACGACCTCGAATGCCACACTTGCTAAAAACGGTGGGAGCAATTGAATTAACCATGAGCGCCGTTTCAACAACATCCTCATGTACAAGCCAAACGGGATGAAAATAAGGAAGTTGACCACGATCTCATCAAAGAAGTTCGACCCGTAAAGATTCGCAGAATCTGTAAATGGGATCAGATTTAAGTAGCGCGCATGCCGCATGCTCAGTATGTCGTCAACGCTGGTGGCGAATTTGAACAGCACCATCCACAACAACAAGAGCAGATAAATCCCGAACACCGCATAGGTCAAGCATCGCGTTTTCTCCCTCATGCCCCAATTCTATCTCTCGATGACATCTAACGAAAATTACTACCCAAAAGGAGAAACATCATGGCAACTATTGGTTTAGACAAGCTCTACTACGCGAGCATTAGCGAAGATCCCACTAGCGGTGAGGAAACTTATGCCGTTCCTAAACCGCTCGCTAAAGCAATATCTGCAGAATTGTCTGTGGAGGTGGCTGAGGCAATTTTGTATGCCGATGACGGGGCATCCGAGATTGTCAAGGAATTCAAATCTGGAACACTCACTCTTGGGGTTGATGATCTCGGGGCTGAGGCTGCAGCTGCCTTAACTGGTGCGAGACTGGACGCGAACGGGGTACTTATCAGCACTTCTGAGGATGGTGGCGCACCCGTGGCTATCGGTTTTAGAGCTACACGCTCTAACGGGAAGTACCAGTATTTTTGGCTCTACCGAGTGAAGTTTGCTTTACCGACCACGACCTTGGCGACCAAGGCAGACTCGATCACGTTTTCTACGCCTTCTATTGAGGGCACGATCCTGCGCCGCAACAAACCAGACGCTACCGGCAAGCACCCGTGGAAAGCCGAAGTCACCGAAGGAGCCACCGGCGTGAAAGCTGAAACCATTACCAGCTGGTACAGCCGCGTTTACGAACCCGCCGCAGCCACCAATCCAAGTCGTGCCGCCAGCCACTAAAAGAAAAAGGGAGACAGTGATCATGGGAAAGAAAACTGTAGTTGCAAGTGTTGATTCGTCTCGTAGTGCGGTCATTAGTATCGGCGGGCAAGAATACGAACTGGTCTTAACGACGCGTGCTACTCGTTTGATCGCCAAGCGATATGGCGGTCTCGAACATCTAGGTGATGCTCTGGAAACCTCCGAGGACGTAGGCAAATCCTTGGGTGAGGTAATCTGGCTCATCACCCTTCTGGCTAACCAGTCAGTGCAGATTCACAACCTCACACATCCAGACGATCAACACACTGAACTAACTGAGGATGCAGTGGAACTGCTCACAGTTCCAGCTGATCTGACCGACTACCGGGCAGCAATCAGCGAAGCACTACAAAGAGGAACAAGACGAGCTATCGCCACCGAAGCACCGGCCCCAAAAGACCATGTCAAGGACGAGTCCTAGATAGCGACGAGGCAGCCTTCACCAGGCTTATCTATATCGGTTTAGCCCACCTAAACCTGAGTCGCGTCGAGGTTGAGCTGTGCGTGTTTGGTGAATTACTCGACCTCGTGGACTGCTGGCGCATCGAGACCGGCCGCGCTGAGCAGAGGCGTGTTTGGTTTATTGATGATGTGATTCCAGCAGGTATCTAGGCATTTTGTGTAGCGAGAGTTATTTTGAGTCCTAGGGCTTTCATGATTTTCGTGATAGCCGCAAAGGACGGGTTGCCGTCTTTTGATAGTGACTTGTAGAGGGATTCACGGTTGAGTTGAGTTTCTTTAGCTAGCTGGCTCATGCCGTGTGCCCTTGCAATGTCACGCAAAACCACCTGTACGGTTTTCGTATCGCCGTCTTCGAGTGCGATAGCTAGGTAATCGTTCATTGCTTCTTGGCTATCGAGATATTTGCTTGCGTCGAACGCTGAAAATGTTACTTCCTTCATGACTGTTCCTTCCTTACCTGTTGTGCGAGCTTTTGAGCGGTTCGAATGTCTTTAGCCTGGCTGGATTTATCTCCTCCGGCCAGCAGGAAAACCGTTACTGCACCTAGTTGGGTGTAGTACACCCGGTAGCCGGGCCCGAAATGAAATCTCATCTCGTTAACTTTCTCGCCAACGGGTTTGATGTCTCCAACCATTGTTCCGTGTGCTTCGCATCGGGCTATTGCATGCAAAATGCGCCGCTGAGCATGTTTGTCTTTCAGCTCACCTAACCAAGCGTCAAACAAGCTACTGGAAATAATCTCCACACACCTAAGTGTAGCCTAAAAGCTACATGAGTCAAGAAGGGAAACACCTCTCATGGCCGACTCGTCTTTTGGTCTCAAGATTGGTTTGGAGGGTGAGCGGGAGTTTAAACGCGCGATCACCGACATCAACCGTGAAATGCGGGTTTTGGGATCCGAGATGAAGTTGGTCGCTTCTCAGTTCGATAAGAACGATAAGTCTGCTTCAGCGTTGACTTCTCGTAACCAGGTTTTGGGCAAAGAGATTGAGGCACAAAAATCCAAGATCCAGACCCTTAAGAGTGCTCTTGATAACTCTGCTACCAGTTTTGGGGAAAATGATTCTCGGACGAAGAATTGGCAGATTCAGCTCAATAACGCTCAGGCGACTTTGAATGGTCTTGAGGGTGAGCTTAAAGAGAATAATTCTGCTCTTTCCAAGTTTGCCGATGAGGCTGACGGTGCGGGTGATGATGCGAAAACTGCCGCTAAGGACACCGGACACCTAGAAAATGCTGTAGATGAGCTGGGCTCTCAGATGGACGGTACCAGTTCGAAGACCCGCATTTTTGGTGACGTGCTTAAAGCCAGCCTGGCAGCGGAAGCTGTTGTTGGTGGGGTTAAGGCTATCGGGCACGCCATCGCGGGTATCGCTAAAGGCTTTGGCTCAGCGATGAAGGATGGTTTGGACTATAACGCCCGGATGGAGCAATACACCACCTCGTTTACCACGATGCTGGGTGATCAAGCCAAGGCTCAGAAACTGGTTAATAACCTCAAGTTGGAAGCCGCCCGTACTCCGTTTGGGATGGAGGATCTAGCCAAGGCCACCCAAACGTTGATGGGGTTCGGCATGAGCGCTGAAGAATCCCAGGTACGCCTCAAACAGTTAGGTGATATCAGCCAGGGGGATGCTGGAAAGTTCGAATCCCTCACGTTGGCGTTTGCTCAAATGAGCTCTACTGGCAAGCTGACGGGTCAGGATTTGAACCAGATGATTAACGCGGGGTTCAACCCTTTAGAGGAGATTTCCCGTAAGACCGGTAAAAGTATCGGTGAGCTCAAAGAAGAAATGGCTAAGGGCGCGATCAGTGCGGATATGGTTGCGGATGCGTTTGCTAGTGCCACAAGTGAGGGCGGCCGGTTTTATGGGGCGATGGATGCCCAATCCAAAACCTTCTCTGGCCAACTAGCTACGCTAAAAGACGGGGTCGATAACCTTAAAGGCTTATTGGCTGGAGGTTTGACCACGGCTTTGGCTGGCACGGTGATGCCGATGGTTAATGGTTGGGTCGATGAACTCACCGAAGCCTTCGAAACCGGCGGGGCACCAGCACTGATTGATACCTTCGGGCAAATCTTGCAGGAGGCGCTGGCGTTCATTGCTGAGCAACTCCCACAAGTTGTCGAAACCGGCATGACAATCCTGACCAGTCTCCTTGAAGGCATTATTGCTGTTCTGCCTTCCTTGGCAGAGACTGCCGTGACGTTGATTGTGGCATTGGTGGAAGCGATTATTGAGGCACTTCCGAGCCTGTTGGAGGCAGCGGTTCAGATTATCGCCACCTTGGTTGCTGGTATCGGCGAGGCTCTACCGGAGCTGATCCCGGCGGCGGTAGAAATGCTGATGACCATGATCCAGGGGCTCATCGATAATTTGCCACTTATTTTGGATGCAGCCCTGCAGTTAATTATTGGTCTTGCCCAGGGTTTGATTGCGGCTATCCCGGTGCTTGTTGAGGCTTTGCCGCAGATTATTCAGGGGCTGGTGGATTTCCTGATAAGTGCTATTCCGCAGATCATTCAAACCGGCATCCAACTACTCACCTCTTTAGTGAGCGCTCTGCCTGAGATTATTACTGCAATTGTTGCGGCTTTGCCACAGATTATTACGGCGGTAATTAACGGTGTGTTGGGTGCGATTCCACAGTTGATTCAATCTGGTGTCCAGTTGTTTGTGGCTTTGATTGGTGCATTGCCACAAATCATTACAACGATAGTCAACGCACTGCCGCAGATTATTTCTGCAGTGGTCTCGGCTATCGGTGGAGCCATACCGCAGTTAGTGCAAGCTGGCATCCAGCTACTGACGGCGCTTATTGGTGCGCTACCGCAAATTATTGGCACGATTGTTTCGGCTATCCCGCAAATTATTAGCGGTATCGTTAGCGCGGTGTTGGGTGGGGTTGGTCAGATGATCTCAGCTGGTGCGTCCCTGGTTTCTGGTTTGTGGCAGGGCATCCAATCACTGGCGGGTTGGTTGTGGAACAAGGTATCTGGCTGGGTATCTTCAATTTGGGATGGGATTCTCGGGTTCTTTGGTATCCACAGTCCTTCCAAACAAATGGCGTGGGTTGGTGACATGCTCGTAGCAGGCCTCGCCGGAGCGATCACATCCGAGGGGTACAAGGCAGCTGATGCAGCCGCAGACATGGCCGCCGACACGTTGAGCGCCATGGACGCACTGGCAGAAGGCGTTGACGTGCCCGTCAGTATCAGTGACGCGGATTTGTCGCTACCGAGTATTAATCTCGAACCCGCCACCGCGCTTCGAGCTGACGTTGCTGCAACGCTGAAAGACCGCCAGCCGGTAGACGTCGAATCGGTCGTGGATACAGCTGCCCGCAGAATTCTAAGCAGCCTGGATGTCCAAGTCGTGCTCAATGACGGAACACTGGTAGGCAAACTCGCACCCCGCATCGACACTCAACTCTCACGACTATCAAGGCGCAGTAACCTAATCACGGCAGGAGTGTAAAGCGATGTATAGGTTTACTCTCGACCACGAAACCTCCTCTCGGGATCTTGGTTTGCGGTTCACTGCTCCAGTTGAGATTCCAGCTGCTGCACGGCGGGTAGACGATATAGAAGTGAGTGGCAGAGCAGGTTCTTTAACCTGGTTCACCGGCTGGAAAGACACGGAAATCAGCCTGCCGTTAGCTGTGCATGGAGGCGTGGAAGCTTATCGGCAAGCATGCCTTGCCTTGATGGAGGCTTCAACGATCTCGTTTAGTGGTGAGCCTGGTCTATTCCGATACATAAAACATGTAGAGGTTTCGCCGCTTGCCCAGGAGATGGCTGGCTGGGGCATGTTCCAAGCCAACCTCACCTGCCAGCCGTTCACCTATCTCGCCACAGGGCTAAAACCGATCACCCTCACCAGCACGGCAACGATCATCAACCCTGGCCTGCTGCCATCCGATCCAGAAATAACCTTGTTCGGCACTGGGCAGCTGGTGCTGACGATCAATGGACAGCGCTACAAAGTCTCCTCACCAGTAGATCAGATCACGCTCGATTCGGCTCGCATGATCACTCACGTGTGCGGAAAAACCCAAACCGATGCTTTAAGCGGGTCTTTTCCGCAGCTTGCCATCGGTGAGAATCACATAGAACTCGGTGCGGGCCTAGCGAAGGTAGCGGTTACTGGGAACTGGCGCACCCTCTAGTAAGGAGTAAAACCTATGATTTCGGTTCACAACCGTGTTGCTAAAACCTTCACCACTAATGGTTTGGCTGTTCTCGACCGCGAGATCATTGACCCGGTCGTGAGCGAGGAACTAGGCAGCCACTTCATGTTGTCGTTTAGTTACCCAGCTGATGGTTCAGCAGCCAAGCACCTGCGTCTTGAGAACATCGTCGCAGCACCCGTAGCTGGCGTGGAGGATCGTCAGGGTTTCCGCATTACTGAGGTGGTCACCACGCTCGGTGGAATGCTCGAGGTGACAGCTCATCACGTATTTTATGACCTAGCAGCAAACCTGATCGCCGACACCTACGTGGTCAACAAAACCGCCGCTGATGCACTCAAGCACTTACTCAATGCCGCCAACAACACACACGGCTTTACCGCCACTAGCTCCGATAATGTGTCGCGAGCTTCAGCTCGAATCGTGCGCCAACCGCTAGCCGCCGCGATCCTAGACTCCAAAGCCGACAACTCCTTCGTCTCTAGGTGGGGTGGTGAACTAGCCTTCGATAACTGGCATATCCACCACGCGCCCAGGCGCGGCAACGATAACGGCGTGGTGATCAGAGATCGTAAAAACCTGTGCGGATATGAATCGAGCCTGGAATACACCACCATAGTTACCCGGATTTTGCCGGTTGGTTACGACGGGCTGCTGTTGCCTGAACTGTACGTGGATTCTCCGCGCATAGGTGATTATGTTGCGCCGCGTATCAAGGTCATCCGTTATGGGCAGGTCAAAGCCATCAAAGACCCAGACAAGCCACGTGAGGACGAACTGCCCCTAGAGCAAGCTCACGCGAGATTGCGTGAACTAGCTAAAGCAGAGTTCTCTAGTTGTCATGTCGATCAGCCGGCGTGCTCATACAAGGTGTCATTCGTCGATCTGGCTAGCACTCGCGAATATGAGGGTTTTCGTGACCTAGAAACCGTGACCCTAGGCGACACAGTAACCGTCCGCCATGATGACCTCAACGTGGCACTCACCGCCAGGGTCGTTGCCTACGATTACAATCCGCTGGCTGGCGAATACATCAGCATTGAGCTGGGCAGCGTGGCGGGTAAGTTCACCGACATCACCCACGCTATTAATACCGCTCGCACTGAGGCTGCTGAAGCTAGCCAGGTGGCAGGTGTGGCGCTGGCGTCAGCTGATGGGAAGAACACCAACCACTATGGCACCACCCAACCGGTATCAGCCAGGCTGGGCGATGTGTGGTTTAAAGACAATGGTGAGCAAGTAGGAATCTGGATCTATAAGGCCACCGATACTGGTCAGCCCGGATGGGTCAGTCTTGCCACCGACCTTAACCACGCGCTGGTGAGTGCTGAGTTAGAGCAAGCAAAAACCGAGGTTGCCCAAGCTAAACAAGCCGCTAAACAAGCTGGCGATTTGGCTGGGCAAGCCCAAGCTAGCGTAGCGAAAGCAGCCAGTGATGTTGCGGCGGCGCGCAAACAAGCCGACCAGGCGGTCAAGACTGCTAGCCAGGCTAGTGAGGGCGTTGAGGGTTTGAAGATTACGCTGAGCGATAACCTGCAAAACGTGTGGGGATCTATCGCCATGATGAGCAACAACATCAACCTGCGTGTGACTAAAGGCGATGTCATCAACCAAATCAACATTTCACCTGAAACCATCCTCATCGACGGCAAACGGGTGCATATCACTGGGCAGACCACTATCGACAACGGAATTATCGGCACGGCGATGATTGCCGATGCGGCGATCACAAACGCTAAAATCTCTCAGCTGTCCGCAGATAAAATAACCACCGGCACCCTAGCAGCAGCCAGGATCGCCGCAGGCTCCATCACCTCCGACAAGTTGACCATCAGCAATGGGTTTATCCAAACAGTGATGATCCGTGATGCGGCTATAACCTCGGCGAAGATTGCTTACATAGATGCCAGCAAGATCACCACTGGGTATTTGAACGCTGCCAGGATTCAGGCAGGCTCTATTAGCGCCGATAAACTCGCGGCTAACGCGATCCAGGTTGGATTGGCGGGGTGGAATCAGAATATTCGCATCAGCCCCACTCAAATCTCTTGGTATAACGGTTCCCGGTTGGAGGGAACAATTAGTTCTCGGGGTATGCAGTTTTGGTATGGCGAGCGTTACGTCGGTGAGCTGTCGCGTGGTGGCAAAAAGAACAACGAAAACATTCAAGGCATCTCTATGTCACTAGCCAACCAAGGCGACTACGTGGCATGGACATACCAAACACAAGCGAACGGTACCTTCTACACGTGCTTGACGCTGGATCCTAAAGGCAAGTTCTACGGTTCAGCCGGCATCCATTTAGGTTCTGATCTGCGCACAAACGGTTACAAGTTCTACACCAATGGAAACCGCTATGTCACCTTGCAGGACGTGTCTTTGCAGGGGCGTGGTACGCATCCGGGCTGGGTGGGGCCAACCGCTTTGTCGAAGGTTGTGTTTCATACCTACGACGTCATGGTTGTTACCAACGGCTCGTTCTACAACATGACGAGATTATTCGACCGGGTTGGGGATTTGATGAACCGCGTTAACGGAATACTTGGGCTATTGAACCAAGGCTGGATTTCTAAAATCACCTCCCGCGCTGATGGCTCCATCTCTTGGACTTATTTCGACAACACCGGCTACCAGAAAATGTCCACCAATCTCGCATGAAAGGAAACCAACATGAAAATTCTTCTTCCCAATGATCAGCTCGCCGCGGTCACCGAACTGCTGGCTGGCATGTCGCTGAAGCCAGCCGCCTCACGTGCGCGCACCAAACTACTGCATTTGGTACGTGAAGCATCTACGCGCTTCGGGGTCGACGAATACGAACTAATCAGCCAATACGCAACCCTCGACGATGCTGGCAAGCCCATCATCAATACCGATGGAACATTCAGTCTCGCAACCCCGGAAAAGGCGCAAGAATTTTTTGCCCTACGCCAGGAATTATTCGATAGTGCTGCCGAGGTTTCCGGGCCCACATACGGCCGTCACCTAGCCGATATTAAAACTCTGCTTGATGGCTATGACGGTGAACTATCGGGAGCAGCGGCGGAGGCCTTCGACGTGCTTTACGACGCCGTCGCTGACGCACTAGCCAAGGAGACTGACGATGAGTGAAGAACCGATTATTTCTATTCCCTCTGATCCCACACCAGCACCACCAGCACAACCTACCAACGAGAAATCAGATGAGGCGGCTCGCCCGCGTGAAGCACACCTCGATCTAAGAATGCCGATTTTAGAAGTGCTTACCAACCCCAACCTGCCGGACCTATAACCTCAAAGGTTATAGTCTCCAGCTACTTACGCCTGCCAGTTTTGGTGGGTATTTTTTATGCGCCCTACACCCTGTGTCGGGCGTTTTTCTTTGTCTTTTGAAAGGAACCACTCGACATGTCCATTAAATCTATCTGGGTCACTATCCAAGGCGTCATCACCGCTATAGGTGCTTGGATAGGAGCATTCCTCGGTGGAACTGACTCCCTGCTATACGCGATAGTCGCATTCACTGTTATCGACTATCTAACCGGCATGCTCGCCGCGATCAACGCCCACAAACTATCCAGCTCGGTAGGGTTTCGCGGTATCGCCCGCAAAATCCTAATCTTCGCCCTCATCGGACTCGCCCACCTGCTCGATGTCCATGTTCTTGGCACACCCGGAGTGCTACGCACCGCCACCATCTTCTTCTACCTATCCAACGAGGGCATCTCCATCCTCGAAAACGCAGGGCTACTGGGCCTGCCGATCCCGGGCGGTTTGCGCCAGGCTTTGGATGTAATCAAACAACGCGGCGAGACTCAGCCAGAGGAAAAAACTACTGGTGTTGCTGGCAGTAAGTCTACTGATCCGGCAGGTAGTGGGACTGGCGTGAACTATCCGGTACCCACACCCCGCACCGACACCACCAAGCCAAATTACCAGCCGCGTCGTGCCGAACCAGACGAGCTGGAGCAGTAGTGAAACCCCGGCTGACTGCATTCGTCAAAGCGCTCATTCTTATCTGTGTATTAGCGCTTTTTATTGCTGGGGTGTGGCTGCTACTTGGTCTCATCCTCTCTTGGATGTTGGCCCCGCTGATCTACCTGCTGGCACTCATCATTTACACGATTCCATAAACAACAGAAAACTGGAGGAACCCCCTTATGAAGAATTGGAACACCTTAGATGCTGACATCAACCTGCTACTCGACAAGCACTACTCGAAAGGCCGCCAAGGCCGCCAGATCGACAAGATCATCTTGCACCACAACGCCGGAAACCTCTCTGTGCGTGGCTGCTTCGACACCTGGCAAACCCGCCAAGCCAGCGCACACTACCAGGTAGAAAGTACCGGCATTATTGGGCAGCTCGTGTGGGATGGTGATACTGCCTGGCACGCTGGCAATTGGGACGCCAACCTCACCAGCATTGGCATCGAACACGCAGACGCCTCCAATAGCCCGTGGCGGATATCAGACGTGTGTTTAGAAAACGGTGCACACTTGGTCGCAGCACTCTGCGTCTACTACAAGCTCGGGCGACCCGAATGGGGACGAAACGTCTACGGACACAACCACTTCAGCCCGACCGAATGCCCAGCATCCATCGCAGGCAACCAGCGAGCTGAGTACATGGCACGAGCTGGGTACTGGTATGACCAAATGACCGGAAACAAGCCCGTAGCGACACCAACTCCTGCAACTACTGCACCGAACCTTGACGCATTGGCTGATGCAGTGATTCGAGGTGAATATGGTAACGGGGATACCCGCCGTGCTCGCCTCGGTGGTTTATATGACGCTGTCCAGCGCAGGGTGAATGAAAAGCTAGGTGCAGGATCTAGCTTTGGCCCGAATATTGATGCTCTGGCTGACGCAGTGATCCGTGGCGAATACGGCAACGGCGACGAGCGCCGTCGCAGACTCGGAAATCTTTATGACGCTGTTCAACGCCGTGTAAACCAGAAACTCAGCTAACAGCATCTGCACGTTTTTCTCTTTGGCCCCGCTGCCGTCTCCCTGTTTGGGAGGTGGTGGCGGGGCCTTTTTTGTTTTATGGCCAGCTTGGATTTAACAAATGTGGGCTGGTCGGCAGTTGGTTGAGAGGATGGTGAGTTTCTTTGAACCAACTAGACCGATTACGCATCACCAATCTGCGCGCCAACGGGTGGGGGTATAAGAAGATCGCAGACTTCTGTGGCATATCTCGCGACCAGGTGCGCGCCTACTGCACCAAACACAACCTGTCGGCTGAGGGTGAGACTCAGGAGCGGGTGTGCGAATGGTGTGGACGAGAACTAACGAGTGTTGATCCTCGTGCGAGATTCTGTAGTAGCGCGTGTCGGCATCAATCCTGGAGGGCAGGCCTACACCGTCCGAAAACCTGCCAAGCCTGCGGACAAACCTTCAACGCGCTCGATAAGCCGGGCCAGCAGTATTGCTCGCACGCTTGCTATGTACGTTCACGTTTTGGCACCAGAGGCGGACGCAAATGACCCCGCCCGCTGCTTTTGTTGATCAGTTGGCAGACGGCGCGGTATTTGCTCGTGAGCTCGGGTTTATCCAAGATGTCGACATGCTTGCCGCCCTTGCGGCGAGCGGGGTGATTACTGCTAGCGAGCACGAGGCTTTCTACACCCGGTTGGCGGAGATGTGCAGGCCGGTTTATCAGCGGCGAAAATTATCGGTTTTGACTGGATAAATGGCGCGTTTAGAGCGTGTATAGACACAAGCACTAGTCAGCTTAGAAGTGAGGAGGGACAGTGGCGAAGATCGAGCAGGTAACACCGGTAAGGCCGGTCAGAGTGAAGCTCGTGAATGTCGCGGCATACGCTCGGGTATCTACAGCTAGCCAGCGGCAACTGTCCTCTATCGCTACCCAGGTGTCTTATTATTCGCGGCTCATCCAATCAACTCCCGGCTGGACCTACGCCGGCGTGTTCACCGACGAGGGTATTACCGGCACTACGACCGGCGGCCGACAAGGCCTAGCAGATTTGATGAACCTCGCCCGAGAAGGCGGGGTGGATATTGTGTTGTGTAAGTCGATCTCCAGACTCGCCCGCAATACGCTCGACCTTTTGCGCATCGTGCGTGAACTCAAAAACCTAGATGTTTCTATCCGTTTTGAGCGTGAAAACATTGACACTGCCACTGCTGATGGTGAGCTGTTGTTGACGCTGCTGGTCTCGTTTGCCCAAGAAGAATCCGCCTCACTGTCAGCGAATGTGAAGTGGGCTATCAGGCAAGGCTTCAAACAAGGCAAAACGAACTCATTCGTGCTCTACGGCTACCGCTGGGACGGACAACGCTTCCATATCCACGAGCGTGAGGCCGAAGCCATCCGGCGCATATATACCGGCTTCCTAGCAGGGACGTCACCTGAGAAAATCGTGGACCAACTCAATGCTGAAGGGTTCCGTTCTCTAACAGGTAAGCCTCTGGAGCCGAATCTTGCTCGCCGCATCCTTGAAAACGAGCGCTATACCGGAAACCAGATGCTACAGAAAACCTTCATCCCCGCTATCGGCGCCAAACGGGAAGTAAAGAACACTGGCGAGTTGGAGCGCTACTGGGTTGAAGACAGCCACCCGGCCATTATCGATATGGAAACCTTTCAGCAAGTGCAAGCAGAGTTAGCGCGTCGCCGCAGGCTTGGTCTTGCTGCCACGCCGTCGCTTACCACGGGCTGTTTTACTTCCAGGATCAAGTGTGCGTCGTGTGGCAGGAATTATCAGCGTAAAACCCGCTACCGAAAGGCTGGTGCTTACAAGATTTGGCGTTGCTGGGGAGCCTGCCTCGGGAAAGGTAATACTTGCGGGCCAGACCTCAAAGAAACCCACCTTAAACAAGCAGTCATCAAGATTCTCGCGCTGGCTAAGTGGGATGAGGAAGAAATCATGTCCCGCCTATCTTGTATCACCGTCACAAAAGACCAGCTGACACTCACCCACGACAATCACCGCCAGACAGTCATTGCGCTGGCCCGGCTGGAAGGAGAATAACAGTGGCTACGATTACCGCGATACCAGCAACCAAGACACGCATCCATGACAGCGCGCTTTCAGGTTTTAGCCCCAAGCGTCGGGTGGCGGCCTACGCAAGGGTGTCCACTGATATGGAAGAACAAGCTAGCAGCTATCAGACCCAAATCGACTACTACACCACCTACATCCAATCGCGTGCTGATTGGGTGTTTGCTGGCATGTATGCCGACGAAGGCATTAGCGGTACTTCCACCAAACACCGTGAAGGTTTCCAGTCCATGATCGCCGACGCGTTGGCTGGCAAAATCGACCTGATCCTCACCAAGTCTGTGTCGCGTTTTGCCCGTAACACTGTCGACTCGCTGACCACCGTGCGCCAGCTAAAAGAAGCCGGTGTAGAGGTGTATTTCGAGAAAGAAAACATTTGGACCTTGGATTCTAAAGGCGAGTTGCTCATTACGATCATGTCCAGTCTTGCTCAGGAAGAATCCCGCTCCATATCTGAGAACGTCACTTGGGGGCACCGCAGGCGCTTCTCTGATGGCAAAGTCATGGTCCCGTACTCCTCACTACTGGGATACAAGAAAGGCGCTGACGGTAACCTCGCCATCGACGAGACCCAAGCCCCGACCGTGCGTTTGATCTATCAGCTGTTTCTAGACGGCTCATCGATCACCGAAATCCGTGCCGAGCTACAGCGTCGCGGTATTTTGACTCCGCGAGGTAAAACCAACTGGTCCACCTCAACCGTGCGCTCGATCTTGTCCAACGAGAAATACAAAGGCGACGCTTTGCTTCAGAAGACGTTCACCGCTGACTTTCTAACCAAACGTATCGAAGTAAACGAAGGTGAAGTCCCGCAGTATTACGTCACCGGAAACCACGAGCCGATCATTGACCCAGCCGTGTGGGACCAGGTTCAATACGAACTCGCCACCCGCCACGCGGCCAACACCGCCAAGATCGGGCTGTTTGCCAGCCGCCTAAAATGCGCCGACTGCGGTGCCTGGTACGGACGAAAAACCTGGGCATCCAACACTAAATACAAACACACCATCTGGCGATGCAACCAAAAATACGATCACGCCCAGCCATGCCAGACCACCACCTTGCGTGACGAGCAAATCCAGACTGCGTTCCTCGCTGCGCTAAACCAGCTGGCTGAACAATATCGCGGACAAAGCCACCTACTTGAGGTTATCGAGGCCATGTTCAACACCGACCAACTTGAGGCAGAATCTGCGAGATTAGACAAGAAGATTCGTGCTCTTGCCAGCGAGATTGAAGCATTGGTTGCAGAAAATCAGCGGGTAGCGCAAGACCAAGACCAATACCTCGCCAAATACACCCAGTTAGAAGCTAAATACCAGAAAACGCTAGGGCACAAACAAGCCATTGATGCCGACATCGCAGCCAAACAGGCCAAAGCCACCGCGATCAAAACCGCCTACATCCAGCTAGCCGACCAGCCTATCCAGCACTTCCAGCCATCCCAATGGACAGCGCTCATCGACCACGCCGTTATCGGAGCCAACGAGATCCGGTTCGTCTTCAGAACCGGGAAAGAAATCACGGTCAATCTCTAA